TCATCGTGCGCACTGCCCCCTCTCTACGTCGCCCGCGGCAGGGCGCCGCGGGACGGAATGAAGGTGGTGAATCGTGGCGCCGAGGGCGTTCAGCGCTCCCGGCCCGTCGTGGTGCGCTGGGGGCGGCGTGAGCAGTCCGCGGGCGGCGTGGTCGAGGCCGAGCCGGTACCCCTCGCGCCGCAGTGCTTCGGCGTCGTCGTCGCTGATGCGGACGGCGCGACGGACGCGGGCGAGGATGACCAGCGGCAACATGCCCAGTCCGAGGGCAACCCCGGATTCCGTGAGGTAGGGGAGATCGGGGCTCTCAGCGCCCACCACGACCAGGACAAGCCCGGTCAGGAACAGGGCATAGACAGCGGCGAGGGAGAGCTGCTCACGGGTAGTCAAAGGACTGAGCCTTTCTGTGTGTTGCTAGCCGCCAGTTGCGCTCTGCCCCTCCGTGGTCGACGGGCGTAGGGCATTGACCATGGTCACGAACGCGGAAACGGCCTGTGGGTCTGTGATGCCAAGTTCGGCAGCGGCCTGCTCGGCTGACATGGGCTCGGGGGTGATGGGTCGGGCGGCGGCGGCGAGGTCTCCGGGGGTCGCCACGCCGGCGCGGACGAGTAGCTCACCAAAGGGGACGCCTAGCGTGTCCGAGACGAGCCTAAGAATGCGGATCTCGGGGAGGCCGTCACCACTTAGAAGCCTGCTGACCGTGGCGGCGCTTATGCCGGATGCCTTGGCGAAGCGTGCTTGACCTCCGCGGCCCCGTTCGTCGACGGCGTAGCCGCGGGCGCTGAGCTGATCTCGGAGCCAGGCGGCGAAGGTCTTCGGGGTATGGGGGGAGGCCGAAGGGTCGGTTGTCATGCGTGAAACATATCGTGCATGAAAGAACGGCGCAGCCTAGACCCCCGTTTCGCACAGCACAAACCCCCATCCCCCGTGCAGCCGCAAGCAGCGTTCGACCTGCGACTCGAACAAACCTTCGACGTTGGATTCTAGTGATCCAACCCCCCATAAGTCACGTCTGTAAACGTACCTGCACGTACTGACACTGACGCCAGGTTTTCGGTTGCATGATCGAAAGTCCCTTTCACGCGTGAAACGAACCTGCTACGTTTCTTGCATGAGCGAAACATACCTCGCTCGGAAGGAACGGAGCCTGTCATGTCCTATGCCCCCTCGCGTCTCGTATCCGCCGCGCACGCCGCTGGGGACCGCACGCCCGCCGACATCGCCCGCCGCCTGAACGTCCGCTACCTGTCCGCCTATCGCTGGACGACCGGGCGCCACGCCCCGGGCCCGGAGGGACTCGCCGCCATCGAACGCGCCTACGGCCTGACCGCCGTCGACCTGATCCGGGACGCCGCATGAACCTCGCCACCGTCACCCGCGAGCAGGCCCTCGCCGAGGCCCGACGTGCCGTTGATCGGGCCCGCGCTCAGCGCGACGCCCTGCCGATACGGACCGCCGCCGAGCAGGCCGCCCGCGGCTCCTCTCGCAGCGCGGACGAGATCGAACTGACCCTGCGCCGACTGCACCGCACCGCCGGGACCGCCAAGCAGCGTCCGACGTCCTCGGCCCCCGCCGCACGCGCGGCCTGAAACGCAAAAGCCGCCCCGGGGTGCGACCCGGAGCGGCGAGCGACCACCCGTTCTACGCACGAGAGGTCACCCGATGAACCTTACCCATCCATACCGGCAGCAGCAGCCGCGCGCCGTCGACCTGCCCGAACTCTGGTCGTGGCTCCGGTCGTTGCCCGCTGCACTGCGTATCGCCGCCCTCGCTACCGCCGCCGCCCTCTACCTGCCGGAGACTTCCCGATGAACCGCCCCTCTGCTGCCGACGTCGTGCGTCGGTTCAAGGTCACCCGGGAGCTGCTCCGCCTGCTGCCGCAGGTCGAGGTCATCCTGACGACGCCCGTGTACGCGGAGTCGCCCGTGCGCGGGCCGCGCATCGCCGTGCACGTCCACCTCGCCGACGCCCTCGGTCTGCCCCTCGCGGCCGGGCCCGACGAGCACCGGGCCGCGTACGCCATCCTGCGCCGCGCCTACCCGCGCGCCCGATGGCAGAGCGAGGAATACCGGTACGACGTCCGCCGCGGCGTCCTGACACTCACGACCCCTGACATGCCCGGGGGTGCCCGGTGACCGCCGAGACCGTCCTCGACGCCATTGCCGTCGCGTACGCCGACGACCCGTCCGTCGTCAAGCAGTTGCTGCTCGACCTCGCCGAGGCCGCCGCGCACGCCGACCACATGCGGCACTACCCCGCCGCGACCGATTACGGCCGAGAGTCCGCCGCCGCCGCGCACGACGCCGCCCGCGAAGACCTCGCCGCCGTCCTCGACTTTCCTGCCGCTATGAACGGAGCCACCCCGTGACCGTCCTCCCCTTTGAGCGCCGCACCGTCCCGGCCGCGGCTGGCCCTGCCGACCTCGCCCCCGAGCAGGTCAAGACGCTGCTTGCCCCGATCAACCCGAGCCGCGTGCAGAACCTGCGCGGACAGTCACACCTCGAAGCGTGGGACATCCGCAGGTGGCTTAACCGTGTGTTTGGTTTCGGAGGCTGGTCCGACGAGACGCTCGAACTGGTCTGTGTGTCGGAACGGGAGATCAACCCGAACCGATGGACCGTCATCTACCGCGCGCAGGTGCGCCTCACGGTGAAGACGGCCGACGGCCGCGTGCTCAGCACGTGGGATGACGCCGCCATGGGCGACAGCCGCAATCAGCCGGCCCTCGGCGACGCCCACGACCAGGCCATGAAAACGGCTCTGTCGCAGGCGTTGAAGCGGTGCGCCGTCAACTTGGGCGATGCATTCGGCCTTTCCCTCTACAACGACGGGAGCCGCGCCGCAGTCGGCCTGTGGTCGGCCGCCCACCTCGCACCGGCCGCGGTCGAGGAAGCCCCGAGCGTCCCGGACGACGAGCCGGTGAAGCCGGAGCCCGCTCCGCAGGTCGAGCAGCCAGCCCCGGCCGAGCAGGCGCCTACCGCCGGGCAGCAGGCGCAGCAGCGCCCGGGCCCGCAGCCGGCCCCGTCCGCGGCGGGACCGTCCCGGGACTACCTCGCCGACGCCGAGGCCGCCGAGTCGCGCGAGCGGTTTGACCAGGTGCGCGCCGCCGCCGTTGCCGAGGGGGCCCCGCAGGACTACCTCGACCAGCTCGACGCCATAGCCAGGCGTAAGGACGCCGCCGCCCAGCAGCGGCCCCCGCGCCAACAGGCCGCCCCGGGGCCACGCATCGTGAAGGCCGCCGAGCAGACCAGCACGCCCGAGCGCGACCTCGCCGTCGCCGATCTGCTCGCCACCGGTAAGGCCCTCGGCCTGTCCGAGGACCAGGTCGAGGAAATCGTGCGTGCCGAGACGGGCGCCCCTGTAGCCGAGTGCACCGCCGAGCAGCTCGCCGGCGTTGCGGCCGACCTGCGCGCCGCCGTCGAGGAGGTCGCCGCGTGAGCACCGAGCAGACCCCCACGGCCCCGAAGTACACGCCGGAGCAGATCAGGAAGGCCACGACCCGCGAGGCCGTCCTGAAAGCCCTTTTGGACCAGGTAGAGGAGGCGTACGAGACCGCCCGCACCGACGTGCAGGCCATGCTCGACGAGCAGCAAATGACCACGGGTGGAACGAAGTTCGAGGCGACCCTGCCCGATGGAACCAAGGTGGGCGACGTCGGGCTGACTGGCGGCGAGCCGGCCGCCAAGGTCACCGACGAGAAGGCGTTTGCCGCGTGGGCCCGCGAGCGGTTCCCCTCCGAGGCCGTGACCCGTTTGGTCAAGACGATTCAGCCCGCGTTCCGCGAGCTGCTGCTCGACCAGATGACCGCGGCCGGTGTCGCGCAGGTCGTCGACGAGGAGACGGGGGAAGTCCTCGACGTGCCCGGCGTCGAGATCAAGGCCACCCGCCGTCGCTCGCACTCGATGCGTTTCACGCGCAAGAGCAAGGCCCGGCCGATGGGTGGTCGCGACCTGGTCGCCGCCGCGTGGCGCGATGGGAAGCTAGCCGCCTTGGTTCTTCCCGCCCTCGCCCCGGCACCGCCGGCCGACGAGAGCGAGGCCGCAGCATGAGCCGCATTGTTCGCGGACTCGACTTGTCCCTGACCGGTGCCGGCGTCGCCGGCGCCAGGTGGGCGCAGACCCTCGGCAGCAAGGGCCGCCGTACCGACACCTACGCCATGCGCCGGGCGCGGCTGCACCGCCTCGCCGACCGCATCGTCGAGGCCGTCGGCTCGTGCGACCTCGCCGTCGTCGAGGGGCCGAGCTACGGCTCACGGGGCGCCGGAACGTGGGACCGGGCCGGCCTGTGGTGGCTGGTCGTCGACCGCCTCGCCGCCCGCGACATCCCCGTCGCGGTTGTCACGCCGAGCGCCCGGGCGAAGTACGCGACCGGTGACGGCCGCGCGGGTAAGCAGGCCGTACTCGACGCCGTCGGCCCCCGGTACGGCGTCGCCGTGCGCGATGACAACCAGGCCGACGCGATGGTGTTGTGCGCCATGGGGCACGACTGGCTCGACGAGCCCCTCGCCGCTGTGCCGGACCGGCACCGTGCCGCCCTCGCCCGCGTCGAGTGGCCCGACCTGCTGCCGCCGCCCGTCGTTCAACTCGCCGTCGACGGTGCCGACATGCCGTACCCCGACACGATTGCGGCCGAGCCTCGCCGGCGCCGCAAGCGCCGGCCGCGGGCCGTCGAGCAGGCCGTCGCGTGCCCGGGGCAGGTCGACGCCCTCGACCTGGTCGAGAGGGGCGCCGCGTGAAGTGCCGCCATTGGGACGGGAAGCGGCGCCGGTACTGCCGCATCCCGGGGGCCCGGCCGTTCATCCAAGGGCCCCGATGCCCGCTGCACACTCCCGCGGCCCTCGCCGGGAAGCCGGAGCCGGGCACGCCCTCGCCGCGGCCCGCGGTCGAGTGCGCCCCGCACTAACGCCGGCGACGATCCCCTGTCCGGCGTGCGGCGCCCCTGTGCTCCGCACGCCGGCCGAGGACCTGCTCGCCCCGGCCCCGCATCCCCTCGCCATCACCCGCCCGGACGGCCGCCCCATGGCCGTTGCCGACGTCGTCGCCTGCGCTACTGGCCGCCGTCCGCCCGCAGGCCACCACCCGCACCGCCCGGGCCTACTCCCGCCGTACGACTGCCGCCCCCGCGTCGAGCAGCTCGCCCTCGACTTTGACCTAGGAGACACCCCCCGATGAGCTACGACGCCCGCGAATGGGTGTGGGAGCGCAGCCGCAGCAAGGCAACGGCCCGCATGGTGTTGCTCGCCATTGCCGACCGGTGCGTCGACGCCCGTTGCATCGCGTACGCGTCCGTCCCCGCCCTGATGAAGCGCTGCAACGCGTCTCGGACGGCCGTTCGGGACGCCCTCGACAAGCTGCTCGCCGGCGACGAGCTTGTGCTGCTCGCCGGCCGCAAGGGGCCGCGCGGAGAGACGTTCTACCAGCTCCCGACCGCCGCGGCTTTCCTCGCCGAGCAGGCCGTCGAGGGGGGCCAGAACGCGGCCCCCGGGGGACCGGATTCCGGCCCTGCCGACCCGTTCGAGGGGGGACCGGATTCCGACCCGGGGGACCAGATTCCGACCCCCCGGGGGACCGGATTCCGACCCGGGACAGGACCGGATTCCGACCCCCAGAACAGAAGAGAACCGAAGGTGAACGGTAAGAGAGCTGCTCTTACCCCCGCCGCCGAGTGGCAGGTCGACGAGCAAGCCCTCACGTGGGCGCAGCAGCAGGGCCACCTCGACCGACTCGGCGAGCACGGCCTGCGGGCCGCCGACGAGAAGTGGCGCACGTACCGGACCGCCTCGCCCAACCGGACGGCCGCGCAATGGGCCGCCGATTGGCGCGCGTGGATCGCTCGGGAGCGCCCCCCTGCATCCGGCCGCCCGGCGCTCTACGCCCTGCCCGGCGGCGCCGACGCTGCACCGCCCGGCGCGACCCCTGGCCAACGCCACACCGCGGCCCTGCTCGCCGCCCTCAACGACGACCCGACCGGAACGGAGTAACAACCGTGGACCGCCGCGAAATTGCCGGCCTGCTCGCCTACGTGGGGCGACTGGACCCCCGCACCATGCGCACCACCACCGAGGAACTCAAAGACCAGATAGCCCAGTGGCACGAGCTGCTCGACGACGTCCCCCTCGCCACTGATCACGGGTGGGACGTCCGGGCCGCCGCCAAAGCTCACGTCCTCGACAGCCCGTACCCGATCCTGCCCGTGGACATCGCCCGCAAGTGGCGCGCCTACCGCCGCGACCGCCTCGACCGGCACACCGACCCGACCCCAGCCGCGGACCCGGACAACCCCACCGCGTGGCGGGCCGAGTTGCTCGGTACGCGGCACGCGGTCGCTACCGGGCAGCAGCAGCCGACCGGGCAGCGCGCCCTTGCCGGCGGACCGCACCCAGACGTCGAGGCCCGCCTGCGCGCCATCGGGACGTGCATCCCGCAGGCCGTGCGCGCCGAACTTGCCCGCTACCGGCCGACCCGGGCCGCACGCGAGGCCGCCATCACCGAGGGCCGACCCGACCCGCTGAGTGTTCGCTGCGAGTGGTGCCACGCCCCCGAAGGCGAGCCGTGCCGCTCCCGGCGCACCGGCCCCGACGGAGCCGCCCGCGGCAACGCCCGCCGTGCCACGCCCCACCCCACGCGCGTCGACCTCGCCGGCGCCGCGCTCACCCGACAGGAGACAGCCGCATGACCACACTTCGCGTCACCGCCACATGGCCATGGGCCCACCCCAGCGGCTTCAAGTCCACCGACCAGAAGCGCGCCCACAGCAAGGCGAAGAAGTGGGCCCGAGACGGAGCAACCGTCACCATCGAGGAAGACGCCGGCGGGTGGCAGTGGCGCCACGTTCGGACGTACGAGCCGCCCACGGCCGAGCCCGTCGAACAGCAGCCGATCGTCGAGGTTGCGCCCCCGACCGTCGAGGACCACCTCGCCGAGGCAGAGACGTCCCTGTACGAACGGCTCATGCGGCAGGCGCCGACCGGACGAGACCACCGCGGACGCGTCGCCTGTAGGCACGTCGTCGGCGGTCGCGGCATTCGCTGACCCCTCCCCCTAACAGGGAAGACAAGGACGTTCCACACGCGGTATGTTTCTTGCACGAATGGAATATGCCAATCACGAAAGGCAGCTATGGCAGGCGAGACCGTCATCACCGTTATTGGCAACCTGGTCGACGACCCCGAACTGCGGTACACACCCGCCGGCGTCGCCGTCGCGTCCTTCCGCGTCGCCTCGACCCCGCGCACCTACGACAAGCAGGCCAACGAATGGAAGGACGGGGAAAGCCTGTTCCTGTCCTGCTCGGCGTGGCGCACCCTCGGCGAGAACATCGCCGCTTCCCTCAGCCGCGGCGCCCGCGTCGTCGTACAGGGCAGGCTCAAGCAGCGCAGCTACGAGGACCGCGAGGGCGTTAAGCGCACCGTGTTCGAGCTAGACGTCGAGGACGCCGGCCCGTCCCTGCTCCGCGCAACCGCCACCATCACCAAGACCGGCGGCACCAACGGCCAGCAGCGGCAGCAACCCACCACCGACCCGTGGGCCAACCAGCAGCCCCAGCAGCGCCCCCAGCAGTCCCAGTTCGCCCAGCAGCCTCGCACCGGCTACGGCGACGAACCCCCGTTCTGACCGTCGCCCGCGACCGGTCGATGCCGCCCCCCGCGCGCAGGGGGGGCGGCGCCGGCCCTCTCCCCCTCGCTCAACCTCGCACCATTCGGAGACAGGACCCCATGCCGAGCCCGACCCGCCGCACCGTCCACATCACCCGCACTGAGCACGCCCTCGCCTTGCCCGCCGCCCTGCTCGACGTCGCCGCCCTGGTCGACACCGTGCGCGCCGAACTTGACCTCGCCGACCGGCCCGCCGCCGACGCCGAGCTGCGCGTCGCCGAGGGCCACCTGATCGCGTCGTACGACGTCCCGCGCGCCGCCGTGGTGAACCGATGAGCCGCCGCAACGCCCGCGCCGAACGCGACGCTCTGCTCGCCGCCCGCCGGGAATCCCTCGCCGTCCTGCTGTCCCGTGCCGAGCGCGGAGTGCTCACCCGTCCCGAGGCCGCCCTGCTGCGCGCCACCATCGACGCCGAGATATCCGAAGGGGACCGCGCACGCCGGGAAGCCGGCGGACAACAGGCCGCCGTACGCAGGGAGCAGCAGCGCGTCGCCGCCGCCGAGGCCGCCATCGTCGAGGCCGAGCAGCGCGCCGAGGCCGCCGAGCAGGCCCTCGCCGACCACAGGTACCGGGACCACCTCGCCGAGGAACTGCTCGACCGGCCCGAACTGCTCGCCGTCGACCAGCCCGCCGACCTCGACCGCCTGCTCGACCACGTCGCCGAACAGCTCAACCCCACGGCGCAGCAGTGACCACTCGGCCACTGGTTCCCTCCCACCGCATCCACCGTCAGGCCCCCGTCGCGTGACCTCGCCGGGGCGCACCGAGCAGGCCGCGCCCCGGCCGCACCGGCACCTCGCCGAGGAGAGAGACACCGTGCAGCACCACGTCGCCCACGCCACCGCCGCCCGCCTGCGCACCATCCGGGAGCAGTGGGGCGCCCTGCTCGCAGCCGTCGAGACGCCGCCCGCGTCCCGTGCGTGGCCGCCGACCGAGACCCGCGCGTTCCTGCACACCGGGGCCGACGACGAGGGCGCCCTACTGGTCGGGGACCGCGCCCCGCTCACGCTGCGATCCCACCCCGCGCCCGCCAACTTGGACGCCCTCGACGCCGCCCTGTTCGTCGAGCAGCAGGTGTTCGCCCTCGCCGACACCCTCGCCGCCGCTGTTCAGCACGCCGCCGCCGAGGACCCGCGCAGGTGGACGTACCAGGACCCGGGCGCCCCGGACGCGCGCACCGCCGCAGGCTCCCGCGCGCACGGACTGCACTGGGCCGCGGCGTATGTCGAGGGGCGTGTGCTCGACGAGGACACCGCCCCCGAGCACGACGAGGCCGGCCGCCTTGTCCCGGCCCCGTTTTCTCTTCTCCCCGAGCACCTGCTGCACGAAGCGGCACGGGTGGCTCGGGCGTGCGAGCAGCGCGTCGCCCGCATCGTCGCCGCCGATGCGATCACCGGGAGCCGCGTCCTGCCGACCCCGTGCCCATCGTGCGGGGGTGCCCTGGTCGTGCGCGCCGCCCCGGCCGAGCCCCCGACCGTGACGTGCCGCACGGGCGCAGCGTGCGGAGCAGCCACCGGCCGGGACGCCCTCGGCCGCCGCGTGTGGGAGTGGCCGGCGTGCCTGCCCCTGCTGCTCACCGCCGAGCAGGAAGGGGGCGAAACCCTGCGCGCGGCTTAGCGAACTACAGGCAGAAGGCCCGGAGTTGAGACCGGGCCTTTCCTTTACCCACCTTGTGTACTCAGTACAGGAATGAGTACAGTCTGATCATGTCCGCACTATGCGCGGGCCCGCCGCAGAGAGGGCAGCAGATGAGCAGCGAGCAGAACGGCAGCGAGCCGACCAGCCCCGACGAGGAGGGGGCAGGCTGGAAGGGAACGGACTTCTGGCCGAAGCGCGCCCTGTACCGTCGGCTCCGCGCCGACCCCCTGTACGAGGCGAGCGAGGGCGAGCAGCGCGCGGCCCTTGGCCTCTCTGCGTCACCCGCGATGCGCAAGCTTGTTGCGGGCATCCTCGACAACTTCGAGCAGTTCGAGGCCGACCGCCGGCGGGACATCCGAAGGTCCATCGAGTACAACGACGGGTTGCTCGCCGGAGACGTCGCCGAGGCGTACCCGCATCCCCCGGCCGAGTCCATGCTCACCTTGGCCGAAGTGGGCCGCATCCGTCGCGCCGCCAAGGTGGCCGAGGCCGCCCTGCCAAACGTGGTGGTCGAAGCGGACGCCGACGGAATGAGCGTTGCGGAGATCACCGCCGAACTCGGCATCGGCGAGTCGTACGCGTACCGCATCCTGCGCGAGCGGGTCCTCTGCTCGTACCGGGTGGATGTGTTCGAGGCCGGCGAGTGGCACGACCGCGAGGAGGGCGAGGAGATCATCGAGAGCGCGCAGGAGAACGAGGTCGACCTCGCCCAACGGCTCGTACGCGAGCACACCGGATTCGGCGAGCGCCACCTGCGCATCACCGTTTGGAAGGGCCGCCCCGCCGAGGGCGACGCACCGCTCTACACCCACGAGCACCAGCCCACCGACTGATCAAACGCAGCAGGCCCGACCGGTGACTGCACATCACCGACCGGGCCCTAACCACCACGGGAGCTAACCCCGCAATGGCTACACATCACCCTACCTACGCACGCCCAGACGTCAGCAGCCCGTCACGCGCCCCCCTTATCGCGGCAGTCGCCGCGACCGCCGCGTTCGCCGTCCTCGCGTTCCGCCTGTCGTTCGAGGCCCTGACCGCGCTTGCCGTCGAGCACGGCGTCGCCGTCGACGTCGCTTGGATGTTCGCCGCCCTGGTCGATGGCGGCGCCGTCGTCGGAACCGTGGGCGTCGTCTCCGCCAAGCGCGCCGGCCGCCCTGTCGCCGCCTACTGGTGGACCGTCGCCGCATTCGCCGCCGTGTCGTTGGCTTTCAACGTGGCGCACTCCGACGGAACGCTGCTCGGAATCGCTATCGCCGTCGTACCGCCTGTGGCGCAGCTTGTCGCCACTGAGCTACTCGTACGGATGTTGCCCGCCGCCGGCGCCGTCACCGTTGCCACCGTCGCGCCGTCGGTCGCGCAGGCCGACGCCGCCGCCCGCCGCGCACAACAGGCCGCCGACGACGCCCGGACCGCCGTCGCCAACGTGCACGCCGCCCTCGACACCGCCGCCGCCACCGTCACCGACGCCGCCACCGCGGCCCGAGCCGACACGCGCGACGCCATCGCCGACGCTGTCGACCGCACCGTCGAGGCCGCGACCGCCGCCACCGACGCCGCCGCCCGCGCCGAGCGCGCAGCCGCCACCGTGACGACCGCCGCCGCGCCGCCGCTTGCCCTGGTCGACCTCGCCGCGGCCGTCGCCGCTGTCACCGAGCCGCCGCCCCTCGACGACGCCCTCGACGACGCCCCGGTGCCGCTCCCCCTCGCCGCGGTGTTCACCGCGCCGCCGCTTCCAACACCGGCGCCGCTCGACGACGTTCTCGACGACGCCGCCCCGGACGACACCGCAGTGTCCGCCGGGCCTGCCGCCGCAGCGCCGCCCGACGCCCTCGCCGCGTACCGCCGCATCCGTCGTGCGACCGGCAAGCGTCCGACCGCCGAGGCCCTCGGCGCCGCCCTCGGCGTCAAGCGGACCCGGGGCGGGGAGCTGCGGGCCCTGGTCGAGGACGCCCTCGGATCACCTGTTGCGGCCGTTATCAATTCGTGATCTAATCGGGGGCGTCCCCGGCGTGCCCGGAAACACCCCCTCTACTCGACGCCCCGCTGCTATCCCCCCAGCAGCGGGGCGTCGCTATGCCCGGCGGGAGGTGAGCCGTGCGCGAGCCGATCACCGAGGCCGACCGCGACGCCGTGCGCCGGCTGCACGCCGAGGGCAAGACGCGTAACCAGATAGCCCGGGAGATCGGGCGCAGCGGCTCGACCGTGTCCAAGATTGCTCGGAGCCTCGACTTGTCTTTCGAGCGCGGGCCCGAAGTGGTCGCCGCGACCGAGGCCCGCCGCGTTGACCTCGCCGAGCGCCGGCAGCAGCTCGCCGAAGCCCTGCACGAGGACGCCGAGCGCCTGCGCGCCCAACTCTGGGCCCCGTGCGTGGTGGGCGCCTTCGGTGGCCGCGACAACGTGTGGTCCGAGCAGGCCCTCGACAAGCCCACGTTTTCTGATCAACGGCAGATCCTTGCCGCTACCTCCATAGCCCTCGACAAGTCCTTGAAGCTCGCCCCGGCCGAGGGCGGCGAGGGAGCCGACGACGTCCGGTCGATGCTCGGTTCGCTCGGCGCAGCCCTCGCGGACGCGTTCGCCGACGACGAGGGGGGCGACGACGGGGGGTGAACCTTGCGTCTCCCCTCGAACCTCCCCCTGTCCCGAAAGCAACTCCGGTCGATAGGTCGCGCGACCGCCCGCGTCAATCTCTGGCACGGCGCAGTTCGAAGCGGAAAGACGATCGCGTCACTGTTGGCGTTCGTTATCGCCGTCGCCGACGCGGGCCCGTCCGGACTCATCCTGATATGCGGCCGATCGCTGCAAACGATCGAACGCAACGTATTCGAGCCGCTCACCGATCCGGCCCTATTCGGGAGTCTCTCCCGGCACATCCACCACACGCGCGGCGCCACCACGGCCACCATTCTCGGCCGCACCGTGCACCTGATCGGCGCGAGCGATGTTCGGGCCGAGGGCCGCCTGCGCGGCCTAACCGCGCAGGTCGCGTACGTGGACGAGGCAACCCTCGTTCCTGAGAGTTTCTGGACGCAGCTACTCGCCCGACTGTCGATTCCGGGCGCACGCCTCTACGCGACGACAAATCCCGATTCGCCGCGCCACTGGCTCAAGTCCGGCTATCTCGATCGCGTCCGCGAACTGAACCTGCGCCATTGGCACTTCAAGCTCGCCGACAATCCGAGCCTGACCCACCAATACGTTTCCGACCTCGCCGCGGAATACGTCGGCCTGTGGAAACGGCGCATGATCGACGGCCTGTGGGTCGTGGCCGAGGGCGCCATTTTCGACATGTGGGACGAGCAGCAGCACGTCGTCGACGACCTGCCGCCGATGGTTCGGTACTGGGCCGCCGCGGACTATGGGACGACGAATCCCTTTGCGCTGCTGACCCTCGGATTGGGCACCGACAACCGCCTGTACATCACGTCGGAATGGCGTCACGACAGCAAGCTCGCGCACCGGCAGATGACCGACGCCGAGTACAGCACGGCCGTGCGCGCGCACCTCGCCGCGCAGCAGGTCGAGCCCGAGTGGACGTTCATTGACCCGAGTGCAGCGTCGATGATCACACAGCTATGGGCCGACGGACACCCCGGCGTCGCTAAGGCCGACAACGACGTGAGCGCCGGCCTGCGCAGCGTGTCGAGCGCCCTCGGTGCCGGCCTGCTGAGAGTCCACCGGTCCTGTGCTGGCCTGCTCGATGAGATCCCCGGGTACTCATGGGACCCGGCCGCGACCGCCAAAGGTGAAGACCGGCCGATCAAGACCGCCGACCACAGCGTCGATGCCCTGCGCTACCTGCTCCATTCGACCGGGCATGAGTGGCGCCACCTGATCACTGCGCCGCACAACCTCGCCGCATAGCCCCCCGCCCCGTCCGGCCGCGCGCCTGCTCGCGCACGCCGGCCTGATCAACCGGCGGGGGGTGAGGTTGTGCCCCTGCCCGAGAACGGGACCGTATGGCCCCCGCGGGACATCGCGCCCCTGTATGCCGACATCCGCGTCGACGACGCGTGGTACAGCGGCGACCGGCGCAAGCTCGCCACCATCTACCGGCACGCACCGCAGCACCGCGTCGACGGCCGCCGACGCCTGTGGGGCCGTCACCGCCCCGAAGGGGCGCGCGAGCACCGGCTGCACATCCCCCTCGCCGGAGAGATTGCGCAGACGTCGGCCGACCTGTTGTTCGCCGACGCCCCCGTCGTCACCGTGTCGGACACCGCGACGCAGGACCGCCTCGACGAGCTGCTCGACGCGGGCGCCGTGCCCGAGCTGCTGCTCACCGCGGCTGAGACGGCCGCCGCCCTGTCCGGGGTCTATCTCCGGGTGACATGGGACCGCGACGCCGCCCCCGACCGGCCGCTGATCACCTGCGTGCACCCCGACCAGGCTGTACCGGAATGGCGATTCGGCGTCATGCGGGCCGTGACGTTCTGGCGGGCCCTGCCCTCGACCACACAGACTGTGTGGCGCCACCTCGAACGGCACGAACGCGGCCTGATCTTGCACGCCCTGTACGAGGGGACCGAGGAGCAGCTCGGCCGCCGGGTACCGCTCACCGAACACCCGGACACGGCCGGCCTCGCCGAGTCCCTCGGCCCGGAGGGCGACGCCATCACCACGGGCGTTGACCTACTCACCGCCGTGTACGTCCCCAACATCGCCCCCAACCGGCGCCACCGCGGCGCCCCGTGGGGCCGATCGGACTTCCAGGGCGTGCACGACCTGCTCGACGCCCTCGACGAAACGTGGTCGAGCTGGATACGCGACATCCGCCTCGCGCGGTCGAGGATCATCGTTCCCGACGGGTACCTGCGCAGCCGCGGGCCCGGCCGGGGCGCCGAGTTCGACGAAGACCGGGAGGTCTGGCAGAGCCTCGCCATTCCGCCCACCGAGCAAAGCGCCGGAATCACGTTGAGTCAGTTTGCTATCCGCGTCGAAGAGCACCGAGCGACGGCCGAAGCCATCGTGAGGCAGGCCACGACCGCGGCCGGCTACTCCCCGGCGTCCGTGGGACTCGATGGAGACGGAGCCGCCGTCACCGCAACGGAGATCGCAGCCCGCGACCACCGTTCGATGGTGACCAGGGCGAAGAAGGCCCGGTATTGGCGCCGTGCCCTCGCCGATATTCTGCGCGTCCTGCTCGCCGTCGACCGCGCCCAGTTCGGCGCGCGCACCGTCGACGAGCGGCCCGCGGTCGACATCGGCGACGGGGTCGCAGAAGACCCCGGAAGCACCGCACAAACCCTGTCCCTGCTCGCGCAGGCGCAGGCCGTGAGCACCGACACGAAGGTGCGCATCCTGCACCCCGATTGGAACGCGGACGCGGTCGCCGAGGAAGTCGCCCGCATCCATGAGGAGACCGGGCAGGCCGCCCCTGACCCCGTCGGGAGCTTCCCGCTTGCAGCCTGATCGGGGGTGCCCGTGCCGGTATCCCCCGATCAGGTCGAGTACCTCGCCGCCACGACCGCCGACCTGTACGCCGACGTCGAGCAGCGCCTGCTCGCCCTGTGCGCGCGGCAGCTCGCCGTCGGCATGGAGGCGCCCGGGTGGGCCGTCGCCAAGCTCGCCGCTGTCGCACCGCTGCGCCGCGCGGCCGACATGCTGCTCGACACCCTCGCCGGGAACGTCGACCAGGAGGTACGGCACGTCGTCGCCGAGGCGTACCAGGCCGGCCGGCACTCGGCCCTCGCCGAGTTGGGGGTGCTGTCCGACGAGAACCGGCGCCGCGTCGCCGATCTCACCCCGCAGGCGCAGGCCGTCGACCGCCTCGCCGCCGAGACGATCGAGACCGTCACGGCCACGCACCGGGGGATTCTCCGGGCGACCGAAGACGGGTACCGGCGCGTCGTCGCCGAGGTGACCGCCGCGCCCCTACTCGGCACCGAATCCCGCCGGCAGGCCACGCAGCAGGCCATGACCCGGTTTGCCGACCGGGGCGTATCGTCCTTCCGCGACCAGGCCGGCCGCCGTTGGCAGCTCACCTCTTACGCCGAAATGGCCGTACGAACGAGCGTCGCCCGGGCCGCTACCGAAGCGCACATGACGACCCTGTCCGCGGCCGGTATCGAGTTGGTCGTCGTCAGCAGCAGTCCGCGGGAATGCCCCCTGTGCCGTCCGTGGGAGCGAAAGGTACTGAGCATCGGCGGCCCGTCCGGCGCCCGTACGGTCGACATCGAGCACGCCACCGAGGACGGCCGCCTAGTGCAGGTGGACGTCGCCGGGAGCCTCGACGAGGCCCGGGCCGCCGGCCTCCAACACCCCAATTGCCGCCACAGCGTGTCGTCGTACGCCCCCGGCATCACCCGCACCGAGGACGCCGAGCCGGACCCGGCCGGATACGAAGCCGGCCAGCGTCAGCGCGCCATCGAGCGGCACATCAGGAAGTACAAGCAGCGCGCCGCCGCGGCCGTCACCCCCGAGGGCAAGCGGCAGGCCGAGGCCAAGGTGCGCCAGTGGCAAGGCGCGATGCGTGATCACCTTGCGTCACACCCCGACTTGCGGCGCCTGCGTCACCGGGAGCAGCCCGGCGCCTCGAACCTGCCAAAACCGCAGGTCAGAGCAAGTGATGACGTTCTGCAGGCTGCTCGCGTACGGGCCGGAGACGATGTCACGTTGCGCGAGATGACCGACGAGCAGCTCGCCCTCGCTACCCGCCCCGGCGTCCTCGACGGCCGCGACCTCGCCAGGATCGGCGCCGAAGCAGACCGCCGCGACGCCGTCGACCTGCGTGCGTCCGTGTTCCCCGAGGGGCGCCTGCTCGACGACCTCGCCGGCACGTCCGACGAAGCCCTCGGATGGGCGCAGCAGTTCGCAGGCGACGACGAGTTGCTGCGCATCGCCGAGGAACTCGACCGCCGGTATCCGGGACCGCTCCCCGACTTCCCCCTGCCGACCGGCGACAGCGTCGAGGACGCCCTCGCCGCGTCTGCCGCCCTCGATGACGCCCTCGCCCCTGGCACTCCGCCGGGCGACTGGGGCCGCTACGCCAAGGTGGCCGACGACGCCCTGCCCGCCGCCGCGCGGCACCTCGCCGACGAGGGGCCCGCCGACGAACCGGTGCACAAGATCGGCCGGCGCGAGGCCCGCGAGATGTATTTCGTGTGGGCCATGGAGCAGCTCGAAGCGGCCGAGGCCGCGACCCGCGGATACCTGCTCAACCGCCGCGGACGCGAGACGAACATCGACCCGACGTCCCTGTTTACTGGCCCCGCCCGCATCGCCTACGCGTACGCGAGCGACGAACTCAAAGCGTTCTGGCGGGCCCACCCGCGTAAGACGCAGCAGGAGTTCGTCGCCGAGGTCACCGGCCAGAACATGAGTGATGTACGCAACGCCCAACAGGCCCTGTGGGATGCTAAGTTGAAGTTTGACGGATGATCACATAGGGGGCGTCATGAGCCGAGTGGATCTCACCCGCGCACTGCTCGCCGGCCGCGCCGCGGCCCGCGCACAGCAGCCCATGACCGCCTGTCCCCACCCCGCCGAAACTCACCTGCGGACCGCATGGCTCCGCGGTTACGGGCAGGACGCCGAGTCGGCCGAGTAG